CAACCACGGTTCTGGAAGTAGCCCAGGTCTTCGCCTGTGATGTCCTTGTGCCATGCGTCGGCGGCGGGTGCCGGTGCGGGCGGTGCGCCGCCGCCACCGGGAGCGGGGGCGCCTTCGATGCAAGTGGACAGCAAGCGACCATTCAGAAATTTAAGCATTGTCATTCTCCTTCGTTGGACAGCTTGCGCGTCGCGGCGTCAAACTGGTTCCCATTGTAAAGAGCGAAAAGCTGTTCACTCGTCAGATGCAGGTGGTTCGTTATCCGCAACCACACTTCATGTCGGCCCTGAAGCGCCGCGCTGATGCGCGGATCATCATGGAATGTCGTCTCGTTCGCGCGGCAGAACTTCGCGAGGTCGATCAGCACTTGCTGGCCTGCGTAGTTGTCGGCGCGGAATGTCAGTTGGTATGCAAGTCTGCGGCGGCGCAGGAAGTCGAACAAGCGACCCGCCGTCTCCCTCAACGAGGCCACTGAAAAGACCTCCCGTTCAGCGAGATCGCGCGGCTTCTAATGCCGAAACTGATCTCGTGAGCATGATACCGCTGAGTAAATCGTCCCGGCTCTGTCATCGACTTTGGCGATGAATTCCAGGCGACGTGGAAACCAATAGGCTCCCCGCTAATGCGATTGTTGCGGCCGATGACACCGAAGAACTTCTCGAACGTGAAGTACAGGCTGCCATTGAACCAATAGAAGCCCCTGCGATTGCGCACGTCTTTCATAGTACCCTCCTGAATTAATTACTGTTGACCCTACTGGCCCAGCGGATTATTTACCAACAGGTCGCTTGTCTAGGCCCTTGTCAGCCAGCACCTCGGCAACGTCATCGACGTGCAGGCAATCGCACATGCAGGCATAGTCTGGCGCCGGCTGAACCACTGCGATATAGCCGTTGCAGTAATCGTTGCCGGGCGTCGCGCTATGCAGCACGCCATAGGAGACAACCTTGCCGCCTTCCAGCTTCACAATCTTGTCGCCATTCTTGGCCTCACGGCCGTTCCGATAGTGCATGGTACTCTCCTCTGGTTACTGTTGACCCTGCTGGCCCAGCGGTTGCTGGGGTGCCATTGGGGCTGCTGTCGGCGTTGCGCCACCGGCTGCGGCCTGCGCCTTGATAAGCGCGGCGGCGGCGGGCGCGGCCTGTATCTGTTGCTGCTTGGCGAGCGCCTGCGCGCGGGCCTGCCGCTTCTGCGCAATGGCGCCGGGCGAGGCGAGCCACGGTTCGGGCGTGCCCTGGATACGGGCCATGGCGGCCTGCGCCACGTCCATGTCATACACGTCGAGGAGTGACTGGTCCTGCGTGACAGCGACGAGTTCTTTGGTCGTCTCGATGCTGCGGATGAAGCCAGCGGCCTCCTGCGCTTCCATCGCGCGCGACAGCGGCGACGTGTAGCGAATGTGCATCTTGGTCTGCGAGGCGTTGAACGCTTCCGCGAGCTTCTGCGGCATCGGGTCCAGCATCCCCATCTGCACCATGAGGTCGAGTTCACGCGGGATCATCGTGCCCAGGTATTCGCTACCCTGGCGGCCCATCGACGGAGCAATCAAGATGCCCTTCTCGTTGGTGCGCTCGATCACTTCCGTCGCGGTCATCTGCGGCGTCTCGGTGAGGATTTGGAACAGCGACACGAGGAAGGCGTCGTTGATCAACGAACGCTCCTCGTCCATCATCTCCTTGGTGATCTGAAGCTCGCCTACCGGCAGAGTGTCGATCAGGCGCTTGCCCTCCGCGTTGACGCCACCCTTGTTCAGGGCGCCGGGGCGCATGGAGAAGTCCACGAGGCCATCGTCATAGGTTAGCAGCACCGGGTCGGCGGCGCGGTGGCCGGCCTTCAGGAACATGCGCTTCTCAGCGTTCAGGGTCTTTAGCGCGGGCAACACCATCATGGCGGGGCGAGCGGCCATAGACTTCGCCGGGCGCTTGCTCGTAGCGGGACGCGGACACGGGGAAGGACTTGTAGCCGCCTTCCTGCATGATGCACTTGCCTTCGATGCTGAGGTACGTTGAGGAGAACTTCATCCCCTTCGCGTCCAGGCGGTTCGGGTCGCGGTCCTTGTTCGGGATAACATGGTGCAGGAAGTTGAACATCGTGAGTGAGCCAACGTCGAACGCGCTCTGCACCGAGGGCGGCAGGGGCTTGCCCGGCCACTTCTCTTTCGCTTGGCGCGCGTTGAGCCGGAACCACCGGATGAAACCATTCACGAGGCCCTGGTGGTTCTCCATAATGAACATCTCGCCCAGCGGGATCGCCTTGTAGCGTAGCGCGCGCTGAGGGTTGCCGGCCTCGTCCACTGCCTGGTCAACAAACATGGGGGCGGTGCCGAAGGCGCCGAGGGACTGGTATACCTG